ATTTGTCGTAAAGATGGTTGATATGGCTTATGAGGGAATCGAGAAACAGTTTGAAAGGCATCTGAATGAGTAAGATTGAGAAACAGCCTGATGGTACGTACAAGATGATAAAGCTAAAGCGCAGGAGAAGTTATTATGGATGGAGTGTACTACGATGGAAAAGGTAATCTGCTTGGTATTGAGCAGGATGAGCTAAAAGCTGAAAGGAGTGTGCTAATGGATACAAGAGCATTAGAAATTGTTAGAACTTATATTGAGAATCATCTTGACAAATCAGATGATAAGCCGGAGTTCGATGTTTACACAGTATGGAAGTCTAAAGTGCTTCAGAATTGGAAATTTCTTATTTCAAGCACATTGTATGACGGAATGTATTACGAAGTGACATTTAATGGAGACAAGAGTGAGTGGTATCTCGATGCATACAAGAAATTTGAAAACGTAGTTATTCCTGAGCCATAGAGATAAAAGTTAGGGGAGAATTACAGAGTCTCTTTTCGATATCGTATCGGTATTGAAAGGAGACTTTTATTATGGCTGAAAAATCCAAAAAGGATGGCGGCCAGAGATATAACTGGAATCTGATCATGAATGATTACATCACAAATGCAGATTCGAGTCTCGAAAAAATAAGCAAGAAGTATGGTATTCGTCTTGCTACAGTGAAGAAACATTCTAAGGCTGAAGATTGGCTCGAATACCAAAAAAAAGTGAGACAGAAGGCAGCACAGCAGGTGCTACCACAAAAGGCTAAATTGTTAGCCAAAGAGCTGAGGTCTGTTGAGAAGGCATCAGAGCTTATTGTTGACATGTTTGAAGACGATAAGCAGTTCTATAGGCACATCGTTAATGAAGGAGCTGATACATTCTTCGGTGCTGAAGAGAGGATCTTCGACAAGGTAGACACAAGAGCCTTAAAGGATGCTCTGTCCTGCCTCAAGATGATAGAGGACATGAAGCGATCCATACATGAAGAGCAGAGAATCAGTGAGCGTCAGAGGCACGATATTGAGCTTGCAAGGCTTGAACTTGAGAAGGAAAGGTTAGCTCTCGAAAGAGAAAGAAATGCTCTCAGAAACGGAAATATGGACGATGACAGCAACTATGGAGTGGTGCTTCTACCTGAGATACTTCCAGAGGTGATGCCTAATGAGTAGGAATATCGTATGGAAACCACAGCCAAAGCAAGTGGCATTCATGGAGAGGCCGGAGTTTGAATGTTTGTATGGCGGAGCTGCAGGTGGTGGTAAGTCTGATGCTCTTGTCAATGAAGCATTAAGGCAGGTACACATTCCGCACTACAAAGGCTTGATACTTAGAAGAACATATCCTCAGCTATCTGAGATTGTCGATAAGTCGAGGCTGATCTATCCAAGAGCATACAAGGGAGCGCACTACAATTCCACAGAGCATACATGGTACTTTCCATCAGGGGCAAAGATCATCTTCGGATCTATGCAGCGTGAGGCTGACAAGCTCAATTATCAGGGTAAAGCGTATGACTTTATAGGCTTTGATGAGCTGACACACTTCACTCACTCGCAGTACACATATCTGTATTCGAGATGCAGACCGAACGGCCCTGGCACACGATGTTATATCAGAGCGACAACTAACCCAGGCGGCATAGGTCATGGATGGGTAAAGGCAAGATTCATTGATGTAGCTCCACATATGACTCCTGTATGGGAGAAGGTGAACATTGATACTCCAGATGGAAGAGTCATCACTGTTAATCGTTCAAGAGTATTTGTGCCTGCGACAGTTTTTGATAACAAGGCACTGCTACAGAACGATCCTGGCTACATAGCATCACTTGGTATGATGCCGGAAGCTGAGAAGCAGGCTCTGCTCTATGGAGATTGGAACAGCTTCAGTGGGCAGGTGTTCACTGAATGGCGCAATGATCCTGCTCACTACGATGACAGACGATGGTCACATGTGGTCAATCCGTTTCCGATTCCAGAGACATGGCCTATCTATCGAGGCTTGGACTGGGGATATGCAAAGCCGTTCTCTGTTGGATGGTATGCTGTTGCTCCTGGTGGATGTCTGTATCGTATTCGTGAGCTGTATGGCTGTACAGGCACACCAAATGTAGGACTCAAATGGACACCACAGAAGGTGGCTGAGACTATCTGGGAGATAGAACACGAAGATCCTAATCTCGTTGGCAGATACATCTATGGTGTTGCAGACTCAGCGATATTCGCATCAGATTCAGGCACACCAATTGTCGAGGCTTTTGAGGATGCTCAGATCTATTTTGAGAAGGCATCGAAGCAGAGGATAGATGGAAAGATGCAGTGCCACTATCGTTTAGCCTTTGATGAGGATGGGCATTCCATGTTCTATGTGTTCAATACCTGCAAGCATTTCATTCGCTGCATTCCTGCTCTTGTCTATGACGAGACTAATGTTGAGGATGTGAACACCAAGCAGGAAGACCACAACTACGATGAATGGCGATATGTCTGTATGAGCAGGCCAATTGAGCCGAGAGTGAATATTCAGCCTGACGATACTCCGTGGACACCACCACCTGAAGATCCATTGGATATGCTCGATAGCGGTGGTTACACTGATCCGTTCGATATCGTCAGAATGTATGGATAGAAAGTGAGGTAACGATGGAAGATAAGAAAGACTTTGTTCTGGGTGATACCAGGAAGTTTGGCAAGGAGCAGGTAGAGCTTGCGCTATCAGATATGCGTGAGTATTTCGCAGGCAAAGCAAGCATCGATGCCAAAGCCACTGCCAATGAGGAATGGTGGAAGCTGCGCCACTGGAATGTCATCGCAGATAATAACGAAGGCAAAATAGAAGGCAAGAACGTAGGCTCTGCATGGCTGTTCAATTCACTTATCAATAAGCAGGCTGATGTAATGGATAGCTATCCGAAGCCTAACATCCTGCCGAGAGAAGCTGATGATGAGCCTGAAGCACTGATACTGTCGAATATAGTGCCAGTCATCATGGAGCATAACGATTATGAAAAGGTCTACGGCATCAAGGGCAGAGACATCACGAATGATGGCACAGCAATAACAAGTGTCCTTTGGGATCAGACAAAGTGTGATGGTCTTGGCGATATCGCAATAAACAATGTGGATGTGCATAACCTTGCATGGAAGCCGGGCATCCAGGACATTCAGGACTCAGACAAGGTGTACTATGCAAGGCTTATGGATATCGATGTGGCAAGAGCTGTCTGGCCAAAGATAGCTAACAAAATAGGGCCGCAGAACGATGGCACAGTTGTCGAGTATGTGCATGATGACAATGTGGATACTACTAACTGTGTGGAAGTCATCGATATGTACTACAAAAAGCCAGTGCTTGCGCCTGCAGAGCTTGATGGCATAGACGAGCAAGGGCAGCCAACAAAGAAGAAGATCGTGGACATACCGAAGATGGTGCTGCATCTGGCAATCATCGTAGGCGATCAGCTTGCATGGTGTTCCGAGAACGAAGAAGGATTCGAGAATGGATACTATGAGCATGGCAAGTTCCCATTTGTATTCGCTGTCAGATTCCCGGTCAAGGATTCTCCGTGTGGCTTTGGTGACATGGATGTAATGAAGAATACTCAGAGAGACATAGATAAGCTCGATCAGGCCATACTCAAGAATGCGATGATGAAGGTAAGGAAGCGTTATTGGGTAAAGAAGAATGCCAATATAGATCCTGCTAAATTCGCTGACTGGAATGAAGAGCTTGTCGAAGTGGCTACAGGAGAGCTTGGTGAGGCCGTAAGAGCCATTGATGTGGATGATGTACCTGCAGGTGCTATGAATCATCTTACCAATAAAGTCGAAGAGCTGAAGGAAACATCTGGAAACAGAGACTTCTCGCAGGGTGCGACTACTTCGGGCGTGACCTCTGGGACGGCAATAGCAGCCCTACAAGAGGCAGGCAGCAAATTGGCGAGGCGGCTGAATAAAGAGTTATACAGGTCATATCGTGAGGAAGTGTACTTAGTTCTGGAGCTTATGAGGCAGTTCTACACAGAGCCACGAACATTCCGTATCAATGCAAAGGCGGCAGAGGCGCTGCAGAAAATTGACACAAATGGACAGTATGAGATATCTGGAACAGGCAGTGACTACAGATTCATCCAGTACAGCAATGCGATGATCATGGATGATGCTGTACTGCCTGATGGTACTGTCAGACATAAAAGAGCGATGTTCGATATCAATGTCACTGCAGAGAAGAAATCTCCGTTCAGCAGGACAGCACAGAACGAGCTTATCAAGGAGCTGTACAGCATGGGATTCTTTGATCCTAACAACACACTGCCTGCAAGGACTGCGCTTGATGCTATGGACTTTGAAGGTAAGGACAAGCTCATGCAGGAAATCGAGCAGAACAGCACGATAATGCAGCAGCTTGAGGCAGCCATGAACATGGTAGGTCAGCTTTCCATGATGGATCCTGGCATAGCTCAGATGGCGATGCAGCAAGGACTGATAGCACCTGAGCAGATGGAAGCTATGCAGCAGCAGGCCGCACCTGTGCAGCAGAGAGGCGGTAAGGAAGAAGGCACACCAGAAGAAAGAGCTGCCAAAGCTGCAAGGGGCGGAGATAATTCATTAGCTGCTCAGGCAAGAGTGGCTGCTGCTAACAGATCCATACCGAGATAAGGAGACTGACATGACTAAGGTAATAATTAACATCGATGAGTTCTCAGGCATCTTCTTTGACTGTATCAACCATGCGGAAGACCATGATGCCTGCACGATAATGTCAACACTGTGCAATGTCCTTGTAGCTGAATGCTTCAGGCAGGACAAAGAGCCTACGATCTACAACAAAGGACATGTGAGGATAGATCTGCCGTATTCAGAAAAAGCATTCGAGGTTTTTGCGGCAGTGGAAGAAGCTATGCATCAGGCCGCATCACAGCATCCTGAGCATATAAGAATCTATTGAAAGGGGGAACAAGGTATGACTACAACGAAAGCACTCGCAAAGCTGCATAAAGTTATAGTCGGCACTGATGGCAAGAATTCCATTGCGAAGAATCTCGAAAGCCTCGCTGCGAATTGGGCATCCAAAGTACCATCAGCATCGGAAGTAGCAAACGCAGTAGCGATCCCAGATCTGCCTACACTTGAGTCTAACGGCACAAAGTATTATGTGCTGAAAGTTGTGAAGAGCAGCTCTGGTACTACGTACACGTGGGATGAGAAGACATTCACCTAATACGTTATAACTAATGGATGTATATTGTTGTGTCAGAAGTGGGGGGAGAAATCCTTCCGCTTCTTTTTTTATACTTCAGACATGATCAAGAAAGGCTCGCAACCTATAACAGCAGAAAGGAAATTTGATTATGACAATTGAAAAATTCAGATGGGATTTCCACCTATTCGATGGAGAAGGCGGTGGAGATGCCGGAGAAGGCACAGCCAGTTCGTCTGAGTCTAAGCAGGATGTTAAGAAGATTCAGTATGGTAAGTCATCCGAAGGCGAAGGCCAGACACCAAGTCAGGTCGGCTCTGACAATGGCGGAGAGGCAGGAAGCCTTGAAGCTGAGTTTGCCGCATTGATCGGCAAGGGCGGTAGATTCCATGACATCTACGGCCAGAAAGTCTCCACAGTTATTCAGGACAGATTCAAGAATCAGGCGAATCTACAAGCGCAAGTAGATGGTATCAACGATCACCTATCGCCACTGTTCATGCATTACGGACTGAAGCCTGGAGACTATGAAGGACTGAATGCTGCAGTTCAGAACGATGACACTTTCTATAAGTCAGGAGCTGAGAAGGCAGGACTCGATGTAGAACACTACAAAGAAATGCTGAAGCTCAAGGCTGATTCCGAAAGACTCAGCCAGATTACAGAAGAGTTCCAGAACGAGCAGGCAAGACAGGCAATGTACGCACAGTGGGAAGCAGATACTGCAGAACTGCAGGAAGCGTTCCCGGCATTCGATCTCGCACTTGAGATTGAGAACAACGATGAGTTTGCGCAGCTCCTTGATAGCGGAGTGGATGTGAGAAGAGCGTTTCTTGCTACACATGTAGAAGAGATACTCAACGGAGCAAACGCATATGCACAGAAAACGGCTACACAGAACGTAGTCAACACAATACAGCAGAGAGCTGCAAGACCAATGGAAGGCGCACTGAGCCATGCACCTGCCATACAGCGCAAATCAGATCCTTCGTCACTGTCAAATGAGGACTTGGACGAGATCAACAGAAGGGTAGCAATGGGCGAGACAATTTCGTTCTAAGCTATATCTCCCTCGTCTGAGTCAAAGAATAGATGAAGGGAGAACAACAAT